TACGTATATACGTAAGTAGGTGTTGACAGATTGTATATCATTGATATAATAATAATCGAACCGTACGGTTCAGTCGATAACTTAATACCTTAATATAAGAAAGGAGAATTGTTATGTCAGTATTTTCAAAGTATCAGCAACGTAAGGTAATAGATTGGGGAATTAATACAGATAATTTTCCGTTCGTTCACTGCTCGGAGATACCTCTCGAGACTAAGCTTCCTATCTTCGGTATGTTCATCGTACCGGATTCCGGATATGGTGAGAGCCCTGTCGTTATCTTGAAGGATTCCTTGCTTTCACTGCCTCAGAGATATCTCGAAGAGGTTAAGAGCTTCATGAGTGATGAGGACGTTGTTGCAGCAGTCAAGGCACATAATACCGCCGTAGTTGTCTCAACTTTTGAAAGCAAAAAATATAAGAAAACAGGTTATGACGTCGATTTTGTCGAGTTATCATAACAAATATATTCTCCCCGAAGAGACGGCTGTCAGGAATTGACAGCCGTTCTCTTTTGCTTTTATAATAACATATGTAATCACAATTTATTGATAGGAGGTCAATGAAGATGTTAGCAAAGGAAATTATTAAACTTATCGATGCAGGATTTACCAAAGACGAGATCATGAAGCTTGACGCGGATGTCAAGATCGTGCCGGATCAGGAACCCGCCGAAGCTCCTGAAGCAGTTAAGGAAGTCGAAGCGCCAAAGCCCGCGCCGGACGTAAAGCCGGCCGAACCGAGCGGAGTCACGTTGAGTGACGATCAGTTTACGAAGCTACTCCAGCAGCTTAACGTCAAAGGCGCTACGCTCGACGTGCCGCCTGAGTTGGATCTGACGGCGAAGCTCGGCGATCACTTCAAAGATGTTATAATTGGAAAATAGGAGGCTAAGAAATGGCAAACAGTTTAACACCCCGTGACGTCTATTCTCTTATGAATTCGATTGTCTCTCAGGCAACCGGCCAGACTAGTCACGCAGTAGTAGACACAACTTCTTTTGTATCAGTCGGCGAGACTCTTCTGAGAACCGCTCCCGAGAATACGCTCAACGCAATCTCGACCGTTCTCGCTGATACGATATTTTCTGTAAGACCTTACAGAGGCAAGCTTGATTCGCTTAGAGTGTCACAGAGACGTTGGGGCGCTCAGGTTCGTAAGATCGTTCCTTTATACAAGGCAGCGGAGGCTTCTGAGGATTGGAACACCGACATCAATGGTACACAGCTTGACGACGGCAATAGCGTTGACATGTATAAGATCAATAAGCCCGCCGTTATTCAGCTCAACTTCTATGGTACTTCAGTACTTCAGAAGCATATAACCAGATTCAGGGATCAGCTGGCGCTGGCCTTTACTTCTGAGACTGAGTTTGTCAGGTTCATTGATGCAATCATGACAGAATTCAACAATGAGATTGAATTGCTCAACGAGAATAAGACGAGGCTCGCACTCATCAACTACATGCTCGGTATCCATGAAATGGGCCTTACCGAGGTCGATCTCGTAGCGAATTATAACAGCGATAACAGCACGACTTATACAAGGGATCAGCTGCTTAACACTTATGCTACTGACTTTATGAAGTATGTAGCTGCACAGATCAAGATATACAGTTCGTTCCTGACAGAGATGAGCGCAAAGAATCACGCAAATCTTTCCGCATATGCTCCCATTTTAAGACATACACCCAAAGAGCGTCAGAAAATGATAATGTATGATCCTATCTTTATACAGGCCGAGTCTGAAGTGTACTCTGGACTTTTCAATCCTCAGTATCTCGATATTGGAGACTTCGAAGGTGTAAACTTCTGGCAGTCTCAGGATACACCGACCGCGATCAGCGGCAAGCCTAACATACTTGACGTTAATACCGGTAAGAGTGTAGACGCGGCAGCCGCGACCGGTATCGACTATGTACTTGGACTGCTCTATGATGAGGAAGCTCTCGGAGTTATGCCGCAGTTTGATTACTCCAGCGTTTCACCCTTCAATAGCGCAGGCGGCTATTGGAATATATACTATCATTGGAGATTCAATACATACAATGATTTTACCGAGAACGCCGTGTTATTCGTACTCGGAGCAGGAGGAGTCTGATGGATCCAGCTACAATTGCTTCATTAATATCAAGCGTAGGCTTTCCGATCGCAGCGTGTTGTTTCCTCTTCTACTTATTAAATAAGCAGATGGAGACGCTCAACGAGCTTAAGATTGTCATGACTAAGCTCATCGATAAGCTTGACGTTGAAGATCTGGAAGTTCGCAAGATAGACAGAGAATAGGAGGGCGCAGGCCATGGCTAAGAAGTCTCTCAAGATGTCCGAAGCTGGCCTGCGACTTCTCAAACAATTTGAAGGTTGCAGGCTGAGCGCATATTGGGATGTAAACGGTTACTCGATCGGATACGGCCATCACTCAGCGGACGTCACAAAAGATATGAAGATCACTCAGAAGGAAGCCGACGCGCTCCTGAAGAAGGATCTGTCTAAGTATGAGAAGAGCGTAAATGATTTAGGATACGAACTTAATCAGAATCAATTCGACGCGCTTGTTGACTTCGCGTATAACTGCGGAGTCGGAAACCTTCTCAAACTGACAGCCAATAAGACGCGGGATCTGAGACAGATCGGCTTCAAGATTCCGCTTTACTGTAAAGCCGGAGGCGTAGCGCTTCCCGGCTTAGTAATAAGAAGAAACGCGGAGCAAGCGTTATTTGTTAAAGAGGTTTAGATATGCCAACAATTAATCTATGGAATAACTTCACTAAGCGGAAAAGAAGCACGAAACAACCGGCGGGCGCGCCGGATACCGTAGTCACTGCGGCGCTCAAAGAGCCTACTTCACTTAAAAACCCAACATTCGTGCTTGCCGGTGATTACTTCGCTGCAAACTACGCGCAGTTTAACGGCGCCTATTATTTCATAGATGATTGTGTTAGTGTCCATAATGGACTCTGCGAGTTGCATTGCTCGAAGGACGTGCTGGCGACGTATAAGTCAGCTATACAGGCCGCCAGCGCATACGTCCTTTATTATTCACATAACAATGTTGAAATTGTTGATAAAAGGCTTTCAACAAAAACGGCTATCACAACTCAGGTCAATTCTGAGACTTTTCACAACCTCGGAACCGGTGAGAGTTATATGTTGACCGCCGTCGGTGTAGATCGTACGAGCATATTTGCGTGTGATAAAGCTGATATCGATGCTCTTTTTACAGCGACGACTTTGACGACTATTCAAAATGCATATGATACCGAGGCCAACAATATTAAAAGCGCCGTCGCAGCCGTTACCGCTGGAAATGTTCAGGATATGATGAAGCAGCTCTATGAGATATGGTTTGACGCCATGATCGCCATGAGTAAAGTGTCGAGCGGTATCACATACGCCAGCGATGCACAGAAATTCGCTAAGAACTGTTTCGTTTTACCGATTGCAAAGGGCAATATCGGAGGAAGTCAGGAGACAGTCTGGCTCGGAAAGTTCGAAAGTAATGCAAAGGGCAATAAGGGCTTCGGCCGTATCGTATACGATTCCGCGACGGTATCTATACCATGGCAGGCGACGGACTGGCGACGCAACGCGCCATATCATGAGTTATATCTCTATATTCCTTATATAGGATTGATAGGACTACCGGCTTCGGAGCTGATCGGCGTGACAAATCTGACAGTCAACGCGGCCATTGATACATATAGCGGTGTCGCTTCCTTTGTAGTAAATGCCGATAATGGTACCGTCGTCGGACAGTATTCGACCAATATCGCTGCGCCTTATGCCGTAGGATCCTCAAATATAAATGTTGTTGCAGCCGGCGCTTCAATAGTCGCTGGAGTTGCAGCCGTAGCTTCAGGCGTCGGAATATCCGCGGCCGTTATGGCGGGGCTCGGATTAGTTAATAACATAAAGCCCTTCGACTCATCCATCACCGGCAACGGCGGAAGCGCGGGCCAGGGTCTCGGAAATACTGTAAAATGTATAAGCGTATTTCATGATACGACGGTCACACCATCCAGCGTGTCAGCGGTTCAGGGTACGCCATACAATGGCGTGATGTCGCTCTCAGGTATTTCGGGATATGTTCAGACCTCAAACGCTTCTATAAATATTACCGGATACAGCGGAGATAAAGACGAGGTTGACAGCTTATTAAACGGAGGTATTTACATTGAATGAACCGATAATGTTTGGACAGGAGCAGGCGCTCGACTATTTCAATATGCAGCCGTCAGTCGTCAAAGGACGCGCGAACGCCGGTACAGAATATTACAAAAGGCTTCTGTATACGAAGCTTTTCAGTACGTTAAAATTTACGATTCCGGAGAGCTGGAAGCTCAACTACTTCCGCTTCTGGCTTTTCCATTTTGGATCGATCGCAGTCGTCTATACTAATGAATATGGTTGGGTTTGTCAGCCTTACAGTATCGAAAAGCTCGACCTGTATTACAACCCCGCTGTAATTCTCGTCGATAATCAGTTCGTCGAGAATAAAGTCGGAGTTATCGGCTATAATTCCGGCATAATAAAATGTATGGATGACTATTTTGGACTTGATGACGTTGTCACCAGATACGCGACGGATCTCGCTCAGTGTGACAGATCTATCGAAGTCAATCTGATGAATAGTAACGTGACGGTCTTCTTTAAGGCTACGGACAAAAAAAATGCTGAGGCCATCAAGGAAGCTTACGAGCAGGCTACAACCGGCAAACCTTTTGTTGTAGTAAATAAGGAAGTGCTCGGTGATGAGGACATTGGCACTTTGCTTCCTAATATAAGGAATAATTTTATCGTGACGGATCTCCTCCAGGCTCGCCGCGGGATTCTCAACGCGTTTCTTACCGAAATCGGGATCCGCAACGCGAACTATGACAAAAAGGAGCGCTTGAACTCTCAGGAGGTTACTGAGAATAACGACGAGACGAGCGCTAATATCTCTGTTATATATGACAACATCAAAAAGAGTATGGAAGTTATAAACAGCTTCTCAGGGCTTGGCCTTGATGTAGAATACGCTTATGATTATTCAGAAGAGGAGGGCGCGGATAATGAGCAGGATAACGCTTAACGGTTGGCTTCAGTACGATCCTACAATTTTCGACGGGGTTATTCTTCCGGAGGACTTCGACCGCGATGCTCTTCTGGCGGAGATCATGAGCAGAAGCGGAGAGCTGTACACTTATCATCAGGTTCCGTACGTATTAAAGGAAAATATACGGCTATGGTTTTCGAGGAACTTCTTGAATTTCGATAGAATGATGTCTGCTTTAACCGCTGAATATAATCCGATCGAAAACTATGACCGTCATGAGGATTGGACGCGCACGCCGGACTTGCAGGATGAGTCAAAACATACTGGATCTGACAATGTAGCGGCAAGCGGTAAAGATTCGACTCAGCTCTCAGGAAGTGATACCGATACATTATCGGGTGAGGATACGACTACCAGATCATATACCGGCTATAATGAAAGCAGCACGAGAACCGGAGACGATACGACCGAGCGGACTGTGTCAGCTTTTGATTCTGGCACATACCAGCCGGCGGAGAAAACCGTCGAGACTTTCGGAAGTGTCAAGGATTCGAAGGACATCACCGGCTCATATGATGATAAAACGGACTATGGAAAAGTTGACACTATGGCATATGGCCGTAAAGATGAGACGGAATACGGCCGTAAAGATACTACAACATTTAATTCTACATTGACGGATCGGCACACCGGCGATGAGAAGTATACAAGTTACATTCATGGCAATATAGGCGTAACGACTTCCCAGCAGATGATAACGAGCGAGCTGGAGCTGCGGAAGTTCGACATCTATGAGGAAATAGCTGGACGTTTTGAGCATGAGTTCCTTGTACAAGTTTATTAAGAAAGGAGGCTTTTGATGGCTTTCAATTTTGAATACCCTTACGTTGATCCTACTCAGTATAACGCCGATTGGCTTTTGAAGAAAATGAAGGATCTTCTGGCTCGTATGGATTCGATGGACGAGTGGCGGGCTGAGTATGAAGAGGCATATGAGGATTATAAAAAGTTGGTCGAAGATGTAGAAGCCGGCACGTTTCCGCCTTCGATCGTCAACGCCTTCAATAAATGGATGAGCGAGAACGCTCTCGATCTTGTAGGCGAAATGGTGAAAATGGTGTTTTTCGGTATAACTGACGATGGTTATTTTGTCGCTTATCTTCCTGAGAATTGGGATGATATCACGTTTAATACATCGGGCTATGATATAGCGCTCGCCGGTTATGACTTCGGGCACCTTGTATTATCTTACTAAGGAGGATCGAGATGAATGTAAGACAGTATATCGGCGCTCGTTACGTGCCGAGATTTTTGGGAATATGGAATAATACGACTCAGTATGAGGCGCTTGACGTTGTTGACAACGGTTCAGGTACTTCATACATTGCCAGAAAAATAGTACCTGCGGGAACTCCGCTCAATAATACAGATTTTTGGTTTGTTTATGGCGCGAGCTCTGGCGCGATCATTGATCTTCAGAATAGAATGGGCGCAGCAGAAAATGATATTGATGCATTACAGGATGTTGTATTTTCTGATATATCAGATAAAAAATTCATATTTATATCAGATTCTTATGGAAACTATAAAAATGCTACTGATGCTAATATGATCGATGTTGCTTGCGCTGCACTTGGCATCACAAATTATGAGGATGTTCACCAGGGAAGTATCGGATTCGGTACAACACCGACCAATTACGCTACATTGTTAAATAATGCAACATCTGATGATTGTGATTATATAGTTGCAATCGGACAGGCCAATGATATGATACAGACCATATCAAATATTAGTAATGGATTTTCTCAGTTCAATACAGTTAAAAATACAAAATATCCTAATGCAAAGGTGATTGTATTATCACTGTCAACTTCCTTTGTTGCTGCAGAATATGCTGCAAGAAATGAAACCATCGCAGAATATGAGTATGAGTGCGGGGCATATGGTTATGACTATTATAATGCATTGCATACATTATCATTCAATTCGCAGTTTAGGTCAGATCTTGTACACCCTACAGCGGAAAGTGTTAATATATTAGGCAGATGTATTGCAACCATTTTAAGAGATAAAAAGCCTATCACCGGAGAGGTTAAAAGCAATACGGTATCACCTGGATCATATTTCACCAATGGAACTATCACACATGGTGATATGATAATGTCAAGCACACCTGCAGGCGTTTCTATCCGCAGCTCATCAATAACACAGGACTATGAAAATGCCATCAGCATCACCGGTGATTCCAGGTATGTATCATCTACAATGTCAGGATTATTTACAACGCCTAACACATTCTTAAGAGCTGCAATACATGGCAAATATGGTTATTCATTACCGGTTAGAGTATTCTTAATCGGCGCCAATGTATACGAGCCGGGTATTATGTATGTAAGTAATGTGACACCGACATCTGCAGAATGGAGTGTTGACTTCACCCTTGCATCATCAGTTGCAGATGTAACCGGGGTAATTGTATATCTGTAATATGATACCAAGGCAACGGATCAGCTGCGCAAAAAAATAAAAAGAACCTCGACATCCTGTCGGGGTCCTTTTTGTTGGCTTATTGACGGGAGGTCAACCCATGTGCGAGCGTTTCCGACGCCTGACCGATGCACCTAAGCCATATATATTATAACATACGTGATTATAAAATCAAATCCAAAATAATGCGCTTCAGCTCATACGACTCGAACGAGATCTGACCGGCGATAAAAAGAGGCTTTAAATGACGCCCGTATCGATTGTAGAAGTCCATTACGTCTTGTTCATGCTCTGCCTTGAACCGCGGACACTTCGCCGGCGCGTAACTCACATAGACCACGTTCGAATTCTTTCTATTATATATAGTTGCTTTTCCGATGGAGCACACCGGCCGGAAGCCGTCGAGCTTCTGAGGCTTGATAAGGCTGAAGTCGTTATAAGCGAACTTATTATTAAGCGCCATCTCTCGAAAGCTCGTACCCTTTGCGAGCTTCATGATGGCGGTCTGGCTTTTGGCCTGCATAAACTCATCGGAAGCCTCCAGAAGGTGAACCGCCAGAGCGCGATCCTTAATATATAAGTCATGTTTACCGGCTCGGAGCATTTTCTCAATTTCATATACCAGACCGAGCTCCGTAAAAATCGGATTATATATGTCATTGGAATTACTAAGCATAAACATATACAAGGGCTCCCGGCCTTCGAGTTCGCGGTTACGGTTCATTGTTTCGTAGGCGTTCAGGAGCGCGGAGCCTTCGGCCTTCATCCTGCGGACGTGCTTCTCGGGAACAAATTCATCATAGATACAGTAACTACAATCAGAGAAGTCTATGCCTCGGATCGTCGAGAGGGTACTGAGCGCCGCGCCGTATCCGATCGGAGCGCCGAAGGGTTGAAGCTTCCCGTCTACTGTTTTGCGGTTATATATGCCGGCAAGATTTTTTACAATCCGATGTAAGCCGATATTTAAATTCTTGTTGAGGTTTATCGGCTTAAAAGGGTTCGCGCCTTCCCCGTTATCATTGTCCAACATCAGCTCCAGCTCCTGGGCCGTCCGCCTCATAAAAACAAATTTTTCTTTTTGATTGGTCAAACCGTCGAGAGCGCTGTAAGTTTTACCCGTGCCACGTCCGCCCATGAATATTTGAAACGGATAGTTCGGATCGATATAATCCCATATGTTGATATATTTCATCTTATCTCCTTATATACATTGATTCCCGTCAAAGCTGCATATTCATCAGTAATACCGAGCTCATATGTACTGTCAACCATGCCAATATTTGACGCCGTTGACATTTTACAGCCGTCAACGGTTATCTCATGTTTTCCAACATCGTTATAATACAACGTCCGTCCTCCGGCCTTCCTGAAGATAAAGCCCGGCCGGAAGTTCTCAATTTTTTCCATTTCCTCCGCGCCTTTGTCCTTCTGGACTCCGGATATAGTAATATGAAAGCCGTCTTTATCCTCATATGCGTATTTCTTCGCGCCTAAAGTGACGAAGCGCTTATAAGGATTGCCGGCCGTTTCAAGTTCGAAAATACCCATATAATAACGCCGACCGCCTACGTCTACATAAACGCCTCGCTCCTCACATTCTCGTTTAATGTCGTCGTTGAGAAGGTCGAGGCGTCGAAGGATCTCCGGAGAGGATATAAATTTATCCGAGTCAGTATCGCAATAAAGCGTATCGTCTCCTGTGATGTCAAGTAATTGCTGCAAGTGCGCCCGAGCGTGCGCGGTCGTCCAGACTCCCCAAGAATAAACGAGAAAACTGTTACGGCTTTTATAAAATTTCTCCAACGCGTCAGATACTGACGGAATCTCTTCGACCCATTCCCCCGACTTTGATACGCTTATTTCAGTCCTGACCGGATTCGTGTACATCATGCCAAAAATGGCATTTAAGCGGTTTTTACTCTTTGCATATAAATATTTGAGATTTTTCTTCTCTTCCGGATCCGTTTCGATTGAGATTTTATATTTTAATTCCGTCTTATCTTTGAAATATTGCATTACCGTGTTACGGATCGGCTCCGGAAGATATCCATAACGAGCATAATAAAAATCCGATATCAATATGCTCTCATAGTCGAAGTCGTACTGCTCTTTGATAATTCTCCAATCGATGTCGGTAATGGTTATTGCTATGAAGTCCGGCGCGTTAAGGAGTCGGCCGTTATCATATGAGCAGCCCGAACCTCTGGCGATGAGCTTCGAGCTCGGTATGTAAGGAACCGGCACGTGTTTCTTTAGGTGTACGTCCGTTAATACTACCCTAAATAAACATGCAAAATGGCTCGTCATATGCTCCAGCTCGTCGAGGTCATCAATGTCTCCATAATATGAGAATTTATCCATCGGAAACAGTTTTAATAATTGCATCGCCGGATACATCGACGCGGCGTCGGCACTGTCTACGTCCTCCCATATCTGGCCGGACATGTATCGATTTGCATGAGTGTTACCGCCTCTGCCTGCTTCCTTTAATAATGTATATACCTCCGCGCTCATCTTTTGTTTCTTAAAGACCCGATCCCGATAGTGTTTATCCTTCCGGCAAGCTGCCCGCGTGACTCTCCTGACATAGCCCGTCGATGTGAGCGGGATTGAGTCAAGCGTATCATCTTCATTGATGAGACGGCGCTCAATGAGCTCGTATAAGCTTACGACGTCCGAAATACAATAGCCGAACTCTATATCATCAAGCGGAGTCTCAGCCGTTCTTATTTTATAGTAATCAAGATCGCCGACGGCCTTCGGATGGATAACACCGAGCTCGTTAATCGTCGCCTTGTTAAGATTCATATTTGTAAGCTTATACGCGCAGCGAAACTCAAACCCCGCGCCACATACAACATGAACCGGCACACGACGAGCCAGAGCAAAGACCTCCATCCCTCCGAGCTCGTCAAGCAGGAATTCTTTTATGAATTGGTATTCATATCCCAGATTAAACACATAGACGACGAGACGGCGCTCTTCGTTGAGCTCGAGCCATTGAGATATTTTAGTCATGAGCTCTAGCCATTCCTCCCAACGGCGGCCATATACGCAAACGCCTCCTATGCACATCTGCCAATGATACATGTAGCCCTCAGGAGCTTCGTCTAGATCCTGCTGGATGGTCGTCGTCTCAATGTCAAAGGTCGCGAAAAGCTTCATATATGATAACTTTTTTTTCCGACGAGCCCGGCGGGTCTGTTCCGGCAGCTGAAAAACAGGGAACTCGTTAACCGTCAGCGCCTTTACAAGATCGGCGCCGCCGTCCGCTCGCTTTATATAGACCTCCCGCATGTTTACGCCTTCCGCTTCTTCTTAGTCTTTACTTTCTTAGCTCTTAGGGCTCGCTTGATTCCTTTGAGGCTCATCCGTTTATGTTGCTCCGCGTATTCCTCTAAAGCGTCAATTATGTCGTCTTTTGACAGTCCTCTCTCAGACGCCTTGTCATACTCCTCAACAAGGTCGTCGGACGAGAAGGAATTTGCTAACTCTTCATATGTTTTAGAGTTCAGGAAATCATAGAAATCCTTGTTTGTTACCGTTGCACGGCTTAAACCTTCGCGGCCGGTGTCCTCGTTACCTTGTACAAAAGTCTCAATCCTTCGGCGCTCAATAGCCTTTTGGCCGGCGACTCGGCTTGATGGCATCTGCTCGAAGTTCTGAAGGATCCGGATCTCTTTCTGAAGCTCGCGCTTAGAGTAGTCCTTCGCAGGATCTGCGACTTTGAGTCGCTCGTCGAAACGATTGCGGCCTTTGTCTTTGAGATAGTCCTGCATCAGGTCATAAGCGCCGAAATCGTACGTCTCGCCCGTGATTGCGCTCTTTGTGTTTTCAAGTCTAACCATTCTCTGATTGACAACCTTCGCCAGCTGACGGCGGACTTTGCGTAGTTCGTCCATCGTGACGCCGGCGCCGTAGGGATTGAAGTCACGGGCTGATTGTAGTCTATTAGCCATCGTTGGCCTCCTTTGGATTTGTAATGGAGATTATCCTTGCACAGAATACTTTCACGGCTAGCCGGATAAATTCAGACTTTGACACCGGTTTGCCAGCCATTCCGATATAATCGAACCATGCAGAGTTAATCACTTCGAGCTCTTTATCTGAGAGCCTTATAAATATCCCTTTATTACGTCTCATCATGTTCCTCCTCGTCTAATTGATTCATATATTCCAAAATCTCATCAAGCAAGTCACGTCTAACCATCTTCGCTGTATACTCTCCCTCATTCTTGTAAAACGTCCCAGCAGTCGCATGTCGCATATCAACCAGCCAACTATACAATGTATGCCATTTATCCCTATGAAAGCAAATCAAATTCCATCCTTTCGGCTCGGTGTCTAATCTGCATCCATACTTCGTGTCAAATTTGCAGCCTTCACAATTATTACGCTTGCGGCAATCGTCTTTTATCTCTTGAAGTATCTGCTTTAATTCTTTATTACTCATGTTATACCTCCTTAATATAATAGCTATCGACAGCCGGATCGTCCTGAAGCTCCTCCAGATGTTCAAGGACTTCAATCTCCGCGTCATGTTTGCACTTGTACACCTTGCCGGTCAACGCGTAGGCATCAATGCTCGTTCTTCTGTCGTCCCATCGGTCGATAAAAACCTCATACATTTTCTTTTACCTCCTTATTATAATATCCCCGGCGCTTCAGTTCATCATATAAGACCTGAGCGCGGTTCAGTAGTTGGTCGGCCTGCTGCTTATCATTGAAGCGCATGGCCAGCGCCGCCTCACCTTCGAAGCCTAAGATTATGATATTGAGAAGATCCTCCCAACTCCAAGCGCCATTGATTGTGACGTTGGCGCGCTTCAGTGCGTCGATAAATTCCAGATAATTCATGCCTGCCAACCCTCCTCTTCATCCCAAACCTCAAACCATAACTCATCAACATCGGGCTCCATCTGGAGATTATTCCAACACTCATGATACTCCTCGAACGTTGTACAATCGATCGTAAAACTGCCGTAATTGTCTACTCCGTGAATCTTGAATAATATCATGATATCACCGTCCTCTCTATCTTTTCGATCTGGCCATCCTCGGATATATCGTAAATAAAGTGTACTGATATATCTTCGAGCTCTCCGATCCAGACGCGCGCCTTATACAATTCTGTAAGCGTATTATATTGTATGTCCATCCGAACTATATCCAATCCGCTCGCCTTGCATAATGCCTTTGCTAAAATGTTGATTGTTTCAATTCCATTACTCATGTTTGACCTCCTATCAAATCACCGGATCCCCGGCACAACTACATTGTATATCATTGATATACAATCTGTCAACACCTACTTACGTATATACGTAGCGAACCGTGCGAACCTGCCGGATCCTGCCGGATCGGGCGCAGGAGCGCGCGGAGCTGGTCGGTTGGCGGCGATTGGGAAGTCCGTCCCGTTGCAATATTGCGGGGTACTTT